GAGTCCACGAGGTTGATGGCGTCCAAGTCCGCGGCCACACCTGCGTCCACGTTGTCCTGGGCGATGCCCAGGAGTGACGTGTCGTCCACGTAAATGGCGAAATACGCGCCAGCCGTGTTGGCCGCGACACGCAGGTAGGTTGTCTGGTCCGTCGTGGTGAGGCCGAGCGCGAGATCATCAATGAGGGCTTTCAGCCCCGCGATGATTTCGGCCACCGTGGCGCTGGCATCCGACGTGAACGTCAATGGGTGGCTCACCCCGGCGTAAACGATGGTGAGCTTGTACACGGTGGTGTTGGCCGCAACGGGCGTCAGCGCCCAGCGCATGGTGGGGCGGTTGGCGCGGCGCCCCACGGCCACCTTCGCGGGCGCTGGGTTTTGCGCGAAAATGCTGGCAAGCATCGACGTCTCGGCGTCTGTGGCGTCGAAGCCATCCGCCGTCAGCGCATCCGGCGACGAGTAAAACCGGATGCGGTCCGTGTTGTGCGTGTGCGCACCAAGGACGAGTGGAACCCCGAACCCGGCCGCGAGCGCCTGCGCCGCTTGAAGCGAGACGACGATGGAGACGATGTCGGAAATGGGCATGGGCTACTCCTCGAGCGAAAACGCAATGGGGATGGTGGTGGAGGTGGCCGCGTCCGAGACGGTCCCGGAGCCATCCACCGTCGCGATGTAGCCAACGCGCTCGGAGGCGAACGCGGAGACGGACACCGTCAACTCCAGGTGCGCGCGACCCTGGAAGTCCGTGAAGAGAAGCATGGACAGGTCCCGGACGTCGGACGTGTCCACCACTGCGGCGCCGGCCGCGGCAAACCCCGAGACGGCGGATTCGAGCTCGAGCGCGTCCCGGGCGTTGGCGAGAAGCGACACGGCCGAGGCGTTCCCGTTGGCCGTCTTCGTGTAGATGGAGACGGTGATGACGAGTTCCCGAGGCCCGGTGGCATAGAGCTCCACCTCGCTGCCTTGGGCCTGGGTGCCGTCGTACTCCTGCCCCCGGTAGTCCTGGGGAAACATCCGACGCGCTGCCCCCAACTTCATCGTGGCATAGGGCGGCTCGAGCTCCGGGCCGGACTGGTTCTCGAGAATAACTTTCCCATCCGGGATGCCGGTGGCCGAGACAAGCCAGGCGCGAGCGGCGCGGACGACGGCGGCATAGTCAATCGCCAAGGTCCACCCGAGTAACGAGGTACTTGAAGAAGCCCCCGGCGTCCCGCCAGTCCTCGACGGTGGAGACTTCGAAGACTCCGCGCGGAAGCGTGATGCGGTCCGCCTGGGAGACGGTCTCGTTCGTCTTGAGCTCCGCGGTGGACAGGACGGTGTACGCCTCTTTGAGCCTGTCCCCCTCGGGGAGTCGCTGGAGCTCCGCACCGCCCGCGGGCACCACCATGGCGCGGACTTGGAGGGTAGCGCTGCCGCTGGGCGTGTAGAGGCCGTCCGTGTAGTTGCCTGCCCCGAAGCGCTCGACCGAGTACGTCCCGGTCGAAAAGCCGTCCACCACATCGGAGAGGTCCACGAGGCTCATTCGTGCGCCTCGCCCTCTGCGACGGGAGTCTCACCCGCGACGACTTCCCAAGACATGGCGCCCACCATCTGCCCCGTGTCCACGAGCGCGCGCGGCCCGTCCGGCGGAGGAGGGCCTCGCCGCGTCTTCGACAGTTTGCGGCGCAGCGTGGCTGGCGAGTTTGGAGGCTGGATGCCGGCGCCTTGGGTGACGCCCAGCTTCATGTCCGTGGCCATCGCGAGGCCGAGCAGCCCCAACGCCTGACGCTCGCCCATGCTGCCCTCGTAAATTTTCCGGACGAGGATGTTGCACATGGAGTCGTACTTCGGGCGGTTTTTGTCGAAGCTCGAGCGGATGAAGGACCGCTCGGGGATGCCGGCCGCAGGGGCGCCGAATTCGTGAATGATCGCGAGCTCGACGTTGGTCAGGTGCGCCGTCCCACCGGGCGTCTTAACGTTATGCTGCTTTGCCGCCTTGCTTCCGATGATGCCGGCCTTCGCATATGGCTTCTCGGCCCCAACGCGCTTCGCCATGGCCAGGATTCGCTCGAGACCCTTGTCCTTCGAGATGACATCGACTCGGGCGCCGCTCATGTGACAGCCCCGCGGAGTCCATAGCCTCGGACAACGAGTCGGTACAGCACCCCCCACTGAGTGCTGCCCAGGGAGGAGAGCGCGGTGGCGGTGGCCTGGGCGTAAGTGACAGAGACGCCGCCGGCGGACTTGGAGACGATGCGACCGCCCGCGGAATTGCCGTGGCCCATTAGGGCCAGGACGTGGAGCGCCATATACGTCGTGAGCAAGTCAATGTGCTCGGGGAATGTTTCCAGCGTCACCATCAACGGGACAGCATCCAGCGCGGCCTGGATGATGCCGTCATCCACCGTGCCGAGCTCGGGAGCCAGCGTGCGAAGGTCTGCAATGGTGACGGACACGCTGCCTCCCTTCTCGTGGACTCACGGGGTGGTCGGGCTACTTGTCCTGCTTCTTCGACGAAGCGGGCAGGTCCTGCTTGGGCGGGGCCCCAAGCCCGGTGCCTCGGCTGGGACTGCCGGGGCTTCCGCCACCGCTGGTGATGAGCGGTGTGGTGTCCACCGTGTCTGCGCCGTCGTCTGTCCCATGCACCACCTCGATGTCATGGTTTTCGAGGAGGCTGTCATGGAGAGACGGGCCATCCGCGCCACCGAATTTCCCGTCCTTCAACTTCTTCGCCGTCTCGGCACTTACCTCTGTCACCTGGCCTGGGGTGAGGACGGTGCCGTCCATGAGGACGACGGGGCGGGCACTGTTGTTTTTCAGCTTCAGAGTCTTGGTCGCCATCGGGCTTCCTTCACGGTTTGGGCTGCGTATTTGTCCCGCTCGGCGATTGCCCCGCTTTGCGGCTTAGCTTCCATGCTTCTTTGGAATTACGTCCCGTCCGCGTACACCATTGAGAGCGGGTAGTAGAGAATGACGCCGCCAAGCCGGCTGTGGCACGGAATGACGACTTCGAGGTTGCGCTCCTGTGGCGGAAGCTCGGTCCATTCCTTGGGGATGTTGAGCTCGATGTAATCGGGGTCTCGGTAGTACCCGACGATGCGGTCCGCGCCGCCCGCGCCCGCGCCCGCGAGGCGTTGCCAGGTAACGAGCTCGATGCCGGGGTTAGTGCGGAGGAAGAATTCCTCCACCGTCGTGTCGGAGACATCCGAGACGCGAGTCGTTTGGATGATGCCGCGCTGGTTTTCCGGCATCACGATGGTGTTGATTTTCTCAACCCCATTGGTGAGGTTGATGGGAGTGCGCTTGATGAGGTTGAGGTCCGCGAGAATCTCATCGGGCGTCTTGAGCGCCCACGTTGTGCTGCTCCCGGCTCCCGCTGGAATGGTGACGACGGTGGCATTGGGCTGGTTGAGCAACCCGAGGATGCCGATGCGCGAGTCACCCATGGCCGCGAGGGCTTCGACGCGCTCCTCGTTTGCACGGCGCGCAGCTGCGGCGCGCTTCTGGCTGAGGGCGATGCCCGAGTAAGCCGACGCCGCGACTTCGTCGATGTTGTACCCGTAGCTGTTGCCGATTGAGTACACCTTCGCGAAGTTGTCTTCGCCCTGCACGTCAGCGCGGGGCAAGTCGTCGGCGTAGTTGGAGATGATTTTCGCCATGCCGACAGGCCCGTACGAGCGCCACTGGATGGTTTGCACGCCGGGGTCCACGTCGTTTTTCACGGGGATGAGCTGCCGCGCCATGAATTGCGGGAAGCGCATCTCCAGGTTGGCTTTGCGGACGACTTCGAGGGCCTTGGTGAACTGAATGTTCCCCATGGCGTCGAGGTGACTGATTTGGCTGCGGCGCTTCTTCTTCAAGGCGAGAGACATTTTCAGCTCGGGCTTTCTTCGCTGGACGCGAGGTCAGGGGCTCAAAGACTCGGCGTTAGCCGTGGTCCACGAAGGCCCGGTGAGTGAGGAAGTCGACTTCGATTTCCACGAGGCCACCGCCAGCGGCGCTCCCCTTAAACTGGGCGCCGAAGAGCTCCACGGCGCCGGTCGCCGTGCTACCGCGGACGGAGCCCTGCTGGGTGTTTCCGCCGTTCGCCGTGTGGCGGTAGTAAACCTTGTTTGCCGGCGTCACCGCATCTTCGGTGACAACCCAGCAGCGGCCCTTGCGTAGGACATTGACGGGGGACTTTGGGGCGACTCCGACGCGCGTGGCGTCGAGGTTGGCCGCGTAGTCATGGAGGCAAATGCCGACCGGCATGTCACCGGAGGCCGCGGGCAGCTTCACTCCGTCCTGGCCAGTGCCCTGGGCTACGACGCAGCCGAACGGGATGGCCGCGGACGCCTCTTCGGAGACGCCCGTGTCCACCGTGTCGTCCACGGAGGAGGACTTCATGCCGGCGAAGCCGACAGGCATCGTCCGGGGGTAACTGAGCTGAGCCATTGTGCTTGTCCTTGCTCCGGCTCAGTGACAGCCCGCCGGATGTTGGGGTGAAGGGTTGGAGGTCAGACAGCCCGACCGGATGCGCCCGCGGGCTTCTTCCAGGCGTTGCGCGCGTCTTGCTTCCACTTCTCCTCGGCTTCGTCCGCGGTGAGCTCATCCCCCTCGTCATCGCGCTCCTCGCCGCGGCGCGGAGGGGCCGAGGTGACGCGGCGGACGTTGGCGAGCGGGGCCTCGTCGGCGTCCTTGTGGAACGCCTCCAGCGCCTGCTCGTAGCGGCCTTGGATGTAATCAGCGGACTTCCCGTCCAGCTTCAGGTCCGGGCACAGCTTCTCGAGCACCTTGGCCTTGAGCTGCTCGTCTGAGAGCGCGTCGAGCTTCATGCCCTCGAGCACGAGCGCGGCTTCCTCCTGGAGTGCCACGCGGGCCTGGATGAGGGCCTGGAGGCGCTTGGGGTCGGCCGCATCCGCGCGCGCCTTTTCGGCCTTCTCGGCCTGCTCCTTCAGCCCGTCCGCGCGCGCCGTCTCTTTGTCGGCCTTGGCCACCGCAGACTTGAGCTCGTCGCGCAGCTTGTCCATGGCGTCCTCACGCTGCTTGCGTTCGACGGTGAGGGCCTGCTCGGCCTGCTCGGAGACTTCGACCCAGACTCCGTTGATGAGCATCTTCCGCATGTCGGGCTCCTCACGGCCTGGGGCCGCGTCTTCCTTCTTGGTGGTTGGTGGCGTTTCGACGAAGTCCTGCATCACCGCGTCTTCGGCATCGAGCCGGATGCGCGCCTCCGGGCCGGCGCGACCCTTCGGGACGAGAGCGACGTGGTTGCCGCGGATTTGTCGTTGGATGGCGTCGTACTTGAGGCCATTCCAAGTGCCCGGCGTGTGCTCGAGCTCGCAGTCGTAGCCGCACGAGAGCTCCAGCAGCTCGCCTGACTCAACGGCCTTCACGGTCTCGCCGTCCGTCACGAGGACGGAGGAGAGGACGAGATGCTCGTCGGGGCGGGGATTCTCTCCGGTGACGCCGACTTGGTACTTGTGCGTGTTGCTCGCGTCGAGGCGCTCCGGAGGGTGATGCCTTGTCAGCGGAGCCATGGAGAAACTGGCGAGGCTGTCCGGGTGAAAGACTTCCTCGGGAAGCCGGAGCTCGTGACGCGTACTGCCGTCTGCGAGCTGGTACGCGAAGACGCCAACCCGGGTCAGCGTCGCGTCGGCACGCAGGTAGCCATTCGCGTGCTTCTTGGGCTTCCGGTACGTGCTTCGGTCGAAACGAGCGGGCATGGGCGTGTCAAGGGTACATGAATTCCCTGGAATTCAACCAATCAAGGTTAAACACGATTTCCCCGATTTGACACCTACATGCTGGCGGTCAGGTCACCTCCGCCTAATTCCGGCCGCCGACATCACGAACCGGGCGCCAGGTCACTGAGTAAATCGGTCAAATCAGGTTCCCCAAAACATCTGCAATTGATGGGCTCTCCCGGGATGCCCTCATCTGGGGGGGCATCCCAGTCGAAGGAGCGGCCATCGAGCTGCTCGTGCTCGAGGCGGACCCGGTTGTCGTGCATCGTTCTCCAGATGAACCGGGAGACGCCGAGCTCCTCCTGGCGGACCTGGTTGAGCTCCCCGTTCAGCTTCCCAATCTGGTCCCGGGCGATGAGCTTCGCTCGGGACTCCGAGACGCCGTAGCGCTCCTCGATGTCGTCGCTGAGGTCCTCCGCGCGCGTCCCCGTCCGCAGGGACTGGAGGGACATGGTCTCAATCTGCTGGAAGTGCCCGGCGACCATGGTCTTAATCAAGCTCACGTTCCCGACCGCGAATTGCGACAGCCGCGGGGCCAGGTTGGGCTCTGAAGCAAGCACGTCCACCCCCACCGCGGCCTTGAGCTGCTTGCCGAGCTCCTTCTTTTGGAAAGCCGAGGTGGCGTTCGCGTACTTGGTTGCCAGGTTGGCCAGCTCGGCGTCCGAGTGCTTTTGCAGCCATTGACGCGACACGCCGTCGATGATGGCCTGCACTCGCCGCGCGGTGGCCGTGTCCTCGTGCAACCCGTCCGCGTCCCCGCGCTCCCGCGCCGCGGCGGCGAGGAGGTCCGGGAGCTGGGGCGTGAGTTGGCTGCGCAACAGGGCGTGCGCGTCACGAAGGAGCGCGCGCAGGGATTGGAAATACTCGAGCCGCACGTTGTCCGGTTGGGCCTGCTTTGGGAGCTGCTTCTGCTTTCGCACCCTCCCCTTCACGGCCTTCATCACCGCCTGGCGGTTCCGGATGCGCTCGAGAATGTAGTGAGGAGTGGCCATCAATTCTCCAGGTTGTGGACCCAGAGGTGAGGGCCGTACGGCTGCTGGCGGGCGAGAAGCTGGTCCTGGACGAGGCTGCACCAGCAGTCCATCGAGCAGGCGTGCTCCTTCCCGAAGGTGGGGACTACATGGACGTCGCGGTCAGCGGTCCTCACGCCTCGTATACGCCCCAAGGAAGCGTTTTGGCCTCGCCCGTGGGGGTCGGCCGCCCCCTCAAGAGAATGTCGTTTGACGGCCATCCTGGGGCGTCTCATTGGACCGTTCCCGCCGGGGTTGTTCCCGCCACCCCGCCCGTGGCTTGGCCACCGGAGGCAGGACCCCCGCCGACTTGTCGCGTACCGCCCGCTCCGGGGGTTTCCGCGTCCGGGTTGTTGGGGTCCTCGGCCGGGGCGCCGGAGTCGGTCGCGCTCTCCCCGTCCAACAGTCCCTGCCGGGCCTCCACGTCGATGGTGATGTTCGGGTTGAATTTCACCCCGCTGAAGTGGCTGATGGCCACCTCCGGGCCGGACACGACTTGGTTGGCAATCCAGAGCGCATCCGCTTGCGCCGTCTTCAGCCTGAGGTCGGCCTCTTCCAGCTCCGTGAGTTGCCAGAGCGGGGGGAACTCCACCTTCCAATTGTCGGGCTCAATGCCGCGGGTCGGTCCGTTCTTGCAGGCGAAGATGAGTTTGAGGAAGGCCGTAATGGCAGGCAGCACCTGCTTCGTGCGACGCGCGGCGAGGTAGTCGTACCAGAAGCGGATGTCTGAGGCGCCCGTGGCATTCAGCCCCGCGGGGGCCTGGCCCATCAGCTTGGAGACGGGCATCCGTGCCGCGGCTGAAAGCCGGAGCGCGAACTGCTGGAGCATCTCCGGCATGCCAGACATGGGCGTGGCCTTGCGCTCAAATTCCTCGTCCTCGGCGTCGAGGAGGATGCAGCGCGCGAGGGAACGGCTCATGTCAATCAGCGCAGCGCGTTTGATGATGAGGTCCTCATTCCCCGACTCAAGCATCTCGGTCAGGCCCTTGAATTTCATCACCGCTTGGCTGAAGTCGGTGAGGAGGTGCGCGGCACCGGACCAGCTTTGCTCGAAGTCGCGAAGCACGTGGATGCATCGCACAAGGACGCTGCCGCCCCACCCGCGCTTCTCACGCGTGCGCTTGCGAGAAAGCCGCGTCCCCTTGAAGCGCAACAGCCGCGACTCATGCACGAGCGGGAGGTCTTTGATTGCCAGGGGGCCGCGGATGACTTTCCCCTCGTAGCTGACCGGCTGAATCTCGTAGACTTTCGGGTCCCCGTAGCGCGCGGCCGTCACATCGTCGTACCAATCCACCGGCCATAGCTCGGGCGCCGTCAGCACCGTCAGCCAGCCAATTTCTTCGAGGCGGTCCGGGTTGAGTGGCTCGGCGAGGTTGCGCGAGCGGTCCACCGCGCCGAGGAGGATGCCCGCGCCCCCATAGGCATCCGCGTCTTGAATGGCGTGGATGAGCTTGTCCGTAAATTCGAGGTCCTCGAGGCAGGCCGTCACTTCGGCGCCGAGTCCGGGGTCATCCTCCACCACGACGCTCAACCCATTGGCGAGCATCTCCTCGGCCGGCGTCTCGACAATCCGCGCGGCCATGTCGCTGCCCTCGACGTACTCGTCAATTTCGGCTGGGTCGAGGTCCTCGAGCTCGAGCACCATGGACAGCCGTTTGTCGCGCTGTACGTCACCGAGGCCGGTGAGGGCGTTGCGCCACCCGTCGGCTCGTTGTTCCGGAGTGCGCGGGGGGTTCGGCTGCTTCGCGGGCAGGGACATGGGGACTCCTGGTTGGTGAATCAACCTGCTGAAACCATGCGCCTCATCCTCTCACTGGCGCCACCGTTCTCGGAGAGGTCTGTCAGCGCCCACACGAGGGCATCCATCCGGTCGGGACTCTTCGCAGCCGCCGGCGTGAACTGGCACATCTGGTCTTCCAATTCCTCGAACGTTCCCACGTGGTGGACGCGGCCTTGCTCGTAAAGGACGGAGATGGGCTCCGCTCGCGTCCGCTTCCCGCGGGCGGCGTGGACGGCCCGATACTTCAGCTTTCTGTCCTTCTGACGAAGGAGCGACTCCACCAGCGCCCCGCCGTTATTCACCTCGGCCACCACGCGGTCTGCCTGCCAGCGATGGTAGCAGCGCACCACCTCTGCCGCCCATTCGTCTGGGCTGCCGTGGAGGGTCGCATCCTCGAGCACGAAGTACTGCGTCTTCAGCCCGAAGCCTCGGCGCCCGGAGACGTTGATGCCGCAGAGGTCCGTCTTGGAGTCATCGTCCTCCTCGTCCTCGTTGCTGGCCACGGAGGGGTCTACGCCCACGACAATCTCATCCAGGTCCGGAATGGGCCTGCCGAGCGCGTCGTAGAGGAGCCTCTTATCCCCCTTCCCTTGAGACCACGGAGGCTCGGCCACCCGGAAAGCATCAATCATCGGACCGCGCCGCCACAGCGCCCCGGGGATGTCGTCCAACAATTCGCCGGCGAGTTCCTGTCGACCCAGGCGCGACCCCTCGTACTTGTCGCGCATGTCATCGAGGTAGTCGCGCGCGAGGTTGTCCGCGTTGTCGTACGTGCTACCGCGGGTCACCACACAGCGTTTGTCCTTCAGCAGCTTGCGGATGACGGCAATGGGGCGAGGCGTAGTCGTGATGCACGTCTGCGGCTGAAGTCCGAGCCGCAAACCGAAGTTGAGCTGGTCGAAGGCCTCCGTTGGGTATTTCCATTTCCCGAGTTCGTCGCACCAGGCCCAGTGGTACTGAGGGCCGCGCAGCTGCTCGAAGTTGAAGGCCGAGTAAATGCCAGCGGTGGTGGGCTGTCCGGTGCCCGGGACGAGCGGCCAAGTGAGGAGCCGTTTGGTGGGCTCGTACAGCGGACGCTCGCGGTCAGGCGACATGTCGAGGATGCCGGACACGCCATTAATCATCACGTCCCGCGCCTCGCCCGGGGTGGGCGCCACGAGCGCGCCCTTGGTCCCAGGAAGCGCGCGGACCTTCTCCCTCACCCACTCGGCCCCCAAGCGCGTTTTGCCGAAACCGCGACCTGCCTGCACCAGCCAAAAGCGCCAATCCCCCTCCGGCGCGAATTGCTCCGGGCGCCCCCAGGCTCGCCAATTGAAGGGGAAGTCAGCCTGCTCGGCCAGCGACAAGCTGGCGAGGAGCGCTTCGGCGCCCCAACGCCGGACGATGCGCTGGACGAGGGAGAGACTCACTTAGGGAGGGGTTTTGGTTTCGTTGACGAAGCCTCCGGGCTTCCTGGACCCGCCAATTCCATTTTCCGGAGCTTGTCGAGGAGGCTGGATGGGTCGACGGGGGGGATTAAGTCCCTGCCGTCCTTACCCGTGACTTCAACTTTGTGGGCCGGGTCCCAACGCTTTCGCCAGCGCACCCGCATGTAGGCGAGCGCGTATTCTGGGTCGCTGGCAGCGGCCTTGTACGCCACCGTCCCTACGGTGATTTCGGCCGCTGTTTCCGCTTCAAGGACCTTGCGGCGGAAAACCCCGTATGGCGAGGTAGGCATCTCCTTGCCAAGGCGCAGCCAGTCCCGCAACGTGCGCTCGCCAATGCCTGCCCAGACAGCGGCCACCTTTCGGTAAGCGCCCGCACGCACGGCCTGGATAATTTTCTCGGCCGCCACCTCATCGAACTTCGTCGGTCGGCCGCGTCCTTTCTTCTCGGTCTTCGCCATGGGAACAATTTTAGAGCTTGCGCGCTTTCATGCCCGTTTGGCGCTCCCACCTCTCGATGGCTACTTGGACGTACCTTGGCTCGAGCTCAATGGCCCGCGCCTGCCTGCCCGTGTGCTCACAGGCCATGAGAGTGGTGCCCGAGCCGCTGAATGGCTCGAAGCACACATCCCCGCGGCGGCTGGAATTCATGAGCGACCGAGCGACCAACTCGACGGGCTTCATGGTGGGGTGCTCGTCGGACTTCTTGGGGCGGGGGATTTCCCAGAGGTCCGACTGGGTGCGGTCCTCGAGCTCGACGAGCCGGCCGGCACCCTCCTTCCACCCGTACCAGATGGGCTCGTACTGCGTGTGGTAGTCCTTGGCGCCCACGTTGAACTGGTCCTTCACCCAGACGATTGTTGAGCTCCAGTGGAAGCCGAGCTCCTTGAGCACACGGTCGATGGTGCCGAGTTCGTTCGGGTTCATCACCAGGTACAGCGGCGCGCCGGCGAACATGATGCGCTTCATCTCGGCCGCGAAGAGCGCGCAGAACTGGGGGAAGGCCTCATCGAGGTTGTCGTTGGCGATCTCCCGCCGCTTGGACTTGCGGCCGCGGCTCACCTCCGCGTCGTAGGCCAGGTTCCAGGGTGGGTCCGTGACCACGATGTGCGCGCGCTCCCCGCCCATCACCCGGTCCACGTCCTCCGCCTTAGTGGAGTCGCCACAGAGAATTCGGTGGCCCCCGAGATCAAACAACTCGCCCGACTTCACCCATGGCTCAGCAGAGGCCGGCGGAGGTTCATCCTCCTCTTCCGTCTTGTCGTCTTCCATGCTGTCAAGCAGCTTTGACAGCATGGCGTCGTCAAAACCGACGCCCTCGAGCGCCTCTTGCTCGGCGAGGCCCTTCAGCATCTCAGCGAGGGGGCCATTGTCCCAGCCTCCGCCCATCGTGAGCTGGTTGGATGCAAGGAGGTAAGCCTCCGCCTCCGTGTCGCTTGTCGAAGCCCAGCCGCGCAGGACGGGGACGAGCCATTCCTTCCCCTTAACCTTGACGCCCTGAGGCGGGTCCTCCCCAGCCTCGAGCCGCTTGCGAAGGGAATGGAGCCGGCCGTGCCCCGCGACCAGGCGCTGGGTCCGCTCGTCAAGGACGATGGGGTCTACGTAGCCAAACCGGCCGATGGACTGGCCGATGTCGCCATCGAGATGCTTCTTGGGGTTCTTTTTGGCCTCCTTGAGCGCCCCAATGGGCATGTACTCAAGCCGGCGCGCCGCCTGCTCCTCAGACCCAGGTTTCCACGACGGCAGGTTCGTCGTCGGGTTTTCGGGGGACGGCGACGAGGCCTTTTTTTTGGAGCCACTTGCGGGCGCACGAGATGCAGCAGGTGAAACCGAAGCCTTTGTCATCCGGCACCACGAGGTCAGGTAGAATTCGCGACCGGCGCGCAACCCACCCGGCTGGGAAGTCACGCGGCCGTTCATACAACGTCCATACCTCCAGACACTTTGCTTCCATGGCAGCTTAGCGCAGTACCACGGCCAGCGCGGCGCAAGCTACCAACACCAGGGCAATTGCGATGACACTGCGGCGCATGTGTCGACGCCGGCGCTCGGCCGCCTCCAGTCGGGCAATCAATGGCCAGGAGGAGGGGACAACGCGCTCACGCTTCATGGGGAGGACCATCACGCGAGGCGCCACAGGTTGACTCGAAATGTCGGCGTTGGCTCATCCTTACGCGGAGCCAGCGTGATGTTGATGAGGTCCGCAGCGCCGAATCGACCAGCGTCTTCCATGACGCGTTTGATGGCAATCGCCAGGCGGAAGGAAACGCCCGTCCATTCAGGGCCGCTCATTTCGTCGAGCTCCTTGGGCGCAGGGACGTCGCGCGTGAAAGGCTCGCATCCGAAAAGCTCCCGAAGCTCGGCGTCAGCCGCCTCTCTTGCTTGCGCTGCCTTCATAATTCCGGCTCCTCGATGGCACCCGCGGCCAGCCACGCGAGCAGCAATCGTCTGGATTCACTGGATGAAGCGAAAGCTGGCAAGACCATGAGGAAGCCATCCTCCTGCACGAACCTGACAACGTCCGCCTCTCCGTGGCAGCGAACCATGTAAACGACGGCGGCAGCCGCGGGGACGGGCACCTGGGACACGTCGTCGACTTCGCGGCGGCATTCGACGCAATGCGGCCTCGGGATGCGGCCGTCCGACGCAGCCCATACTCGGCCGAGCGCATCCTGCACCGCAAACGACGTCACGGCGTGTGGGTCGAGGAAAACTTTCATGGAACCCAACCCCCGACGCGGTAGCAGTAACGTTACAAAACCCGAAAATGCTTTGCTGCCAAGGCAGCTTAGGGATACTCGCGGCCATGCCCCCCATTATCGCATTCGTTTCCCAGAAAGGTGGCGCTGGCAAGAGCGCCATCGGCTACTCCCTTGCATGGGAACTCCAGCGCCGGCACGGACGCGTCCTCATCGTCGACATGGACGGGCAGTTGTCCTTGCGTAAACAGGTGGCCCGCGCCAAGAAGCTCGGCCTGGACCCACCCGAGGTGATGGCCGTCGCTGAGGAAGACGTCGGGCGCGCATGGAAGGAATTGCGCGAGCGTGCAAGCGACTACGCGGCAGTCGTCATCGACACCCCCGGCCGCTCCGGCAAAATCCAGCGCGCCGCCCTCATGGCCGCCGACCTCGCCGTCGTCCCGGTCGTCTTCGAGCAAATGGGCGTCGACGCCGAGGACGACACGCTGGAAACGCTGCGCGAGGCGAAGAAGCGTCGGCCCAAGCTCGAGGCCGCCATCGTCATCAACCAGCAGCTCAGCCGCGGGAACCTCGCGCCTTTGGCGCGCGCCGCCCTCAAGGCGCTCGGGCTGCCCATTTTCAAGACCGAGCTGTACACGCGACAGGACTGGCGCGCCGCGAGCAATGCCCACGTGGGTGTTGCCGAGTACGCGCGATCACGCAATGCCGGCCGCGAATTGCGAAACCTCACCACGGAAATTGAGCGCCTGACGGACCTCCCGAGGGGACGTTGATGCCTAAAAAACCGAAGAAGACTCCGACCCCCAAGCTGAATCGCCCCAAGCTGGACACCGTGGACGCATTCGTGACGGGCAAGCCGTCCCGAGGCGCCAAGGGCCAGGAATTGAAGAAAGCCAGCCTGTATTTCCCGCCCGACTTCCACCGCGAAGCCAAAGGATGGGGCGTCGCCCACGACATGACGCTTTCAGAAATGGCCGTGGAAGGAATGAAACTGCTGATGAAGTCCCGCGGCTAGACCGCGCGTTGCTCCCTGGGCGTCCGGCATTCGGGATTGAAAACCCCGAGCGCCGGCCTCCCTCCCCACGGGGAGTCGTCCTCGGGCGTCTCCCAAGTCTTCCCGTGCCATTCACACACCGGGAGCTCCGTCCCAGGTGAAGCCTCCATTTGCTTCGCGCCGGCCTGGTCTAGGACGAATACGCCCGACGCCCGGTGCTTGCACCCCCGCACGGAACATTGCACCGCGTTGCGGGCCTTGGAGCCGCAGAAGGCCACCCACTCGGCCTCGGACGGAACGTCGGTGTTGGCCACCGGGTATTCATCCCAGGCAAAGAGGTGCGCTTCGCACACGCGGTGGGGAAAGCCTTTTGACCGGTCCGTCCAGGCATCCCCCCTTGCCTCAGCCTTGCAGCCGGGCACCTCGCACGGCGTCGGGGCAGTCCGCTTGGCCATGGCCTGATCGCTCATCGACGGGAGATGGAGCCGCCATTGCCGACGAAACACCGACCAGGGGCAAACGGGGTCCCGGGCAATGGCCCACTTGTCCTCGAGAAACCGAAACCAGGCATTAGCCAGGCGCCACACGTTGGCCTCTCCGAGCTCTGCGCGGGCCGCTGCGAGGTCTTCGGCCAGGGTGGCTGGGGTGAGCTCGGGGTGGACGCCGTGGCGCCGCATTCGGGCTTCCTGCGCCTCCCTGAACCAATCCAAGTCGGTATTTTCTTCAGGGGGAGGGGGGGCTTCTGGTTCGGCGTCGGGTAACGCCACCAGGACAGGTTCCGGCGCCGCGTTTGGCTCCGGCACCCCTCCCCCTCCAACTACTACTTCTTCTTCTTCTA